ACATCAAACCCACCTTCAGACCTTGTACATGCTATTTGTGTGTATTGTAGTCATTTACAACGTGCAAAAAGCAATCAAGGAAACGTCTCTATCACTCAAAGAAATAGTACAGTTACATTATCACCTAGAACGATGCCTTTAGAGGTCAAAGAAATATTGAGAGGTTATAGAAATGTCTCAACTATCTTTTGATGATTTTTTAAAGCGAGTAAGAGAAGCAGATAACAGGCTTCTTCAAGAGTTAGAACGGGTCCTTATTCGATCCGCTCTAAGAATGGAAAGAGACGCAAAGATCAATGCAACCTCTTACCCAAAAGTTCAAACAGGAAGACTTAGATCTTCTATTACAGGTCTTGTAGATGCTCCTCTCGGTTCTCCTAGAGTAGTATTAAGGGCAGGCGGATCTTCATCGGGGTCAGATGTGGATTATGCTGAATATGTTGAATATGGTACTCGTTATATCAAGCCTCGTTTGTTTTTGGGTAGGGCTGTCAATGCAGAATCTCAACGTCTTCCTGATAGGTTATCTTCTCTTCTTAATGTTGCTCTGGGAGCGGATTGATGGCTGATATCATACATGTACAAGTATTGTCTAGATTAAAGACGTTAACGGCTGCTGATTTTTCAAGCGGTTTTTCAGGTCTTGATCTGTCAAATCGCGTTGTTATTGGTGCTGTTCTCAATGCTCCACAGGTTCCATCTGCTAGTATCGTTTTCGTTGATACCATAGAACAACAGGGCAGGACGTTAGGTAGATATATAGGTGAATCTGTATATCAAATTGTATGTTACGCAGGTGGATCAAATCTAGAAACGAGAATAAAGAATGCTATGAATCTAGCCGGTGATATTCAAAAAGCGATTACTTCAGATCGTACATTAGGATTATCCGGTCTTACTCAAGATGTAATTGTTAATTTTACTGCTCTCGATGGTGAAGAATATGGTATATCTAACACAGGGATCTCATTATTAGAGGTTAGAGTATCCCATCAATCACAGTTTGGTGTATAGATGAGTTGGTATAACAAAGATTTTAAAAGAAGACTGCCTTTGGTTATTGATACCTCTGCAACAGCAAAGGGTACGATAGAATTCTCTTTTGTTGTTCCTGAGGATTATGATGATTTTTGGAACAATGTTAGATCAGACGGGTTCGATGTTGTTCTTGCTGATAAGAATGGGGAAGCATTCACATTTCAGAGATTTACATGGAATACAACAACAAGATCAAGTCTTTTTAGAGTAGCTGGTTATGTAATGCAAGAGCCTAACGTCATGCACGTTATTTTCATTTATTGGGATAATCCTGATCAAAGTGTAGATCTATCTAGTAGTGTTACAACAACCTCACCTAAAACAACTCGGGCTTATTTGGGTGCTCCCTTTGGAAATGTTGTTAACTTTCAAGGCAGATCCGGATTGTCTACTGTTCCTACTACGATATTTCAAAAAGATCCCGATGAAAAAATGGATATATGGTTCCCTGTTTCTCAGTTACTTGCACCTCGATCCCTTCCATATAACGAAAGATTAGATCTAAGAGGTATTGATTATATAGATGTCAATGTTCTAGATTCTTCTGCTGCAAATCAAACAGCCATGTATGCTCTTAATGAGACTAGAATTATATCAGGGTGGGTACGTGCTAGAGTACAAGCAGGATCAGATAATACTGATTATGTTGTCAGATTAAAAGTTTTTACTACAGACAATGAAGTTTTTATATTATCATGTCTATTACAAGTTAGAAAATTACTACCATCTTAGGAGGTTATCATGCCCTTACAATTCGGTCGCGGTGCATTTATTAAATTAGGAGAGGAATCTACTTATGGAACCATAGCAGGAGCCATGGGTGTTGATAATAGAATCATATCAGCAAGTTTCCAGAAGACACAAGAGAAGGAAAGAAAAACCCATCTATCTCAATCTGGTGGTGGTGGTTTTCAGAACGGTCATTTTGAGGCATTCTTAAACTGTGGAGGCTCTATTGATCTTCCTTTGCTTTATGAAGGGACAGGAATGCTTATTAAAGCCGCTGTGGGTAATGCAACGACTTCAGGCGGTGGACCTACTTATGAACATCTTTATATTCCAACTGCTGACGGTACAGTTCCATCTTTATCTATTGCTCTTCAAAGAGGTACAGGAATCAGCAACTCAAAAGAGATCTTCTTAGGTTGTAAGGTTGCATCTATGAATATCTCAGGATCGGCAGGAGAAGAGATAACCGCATCATTTGAGATTATTGCACAAGATTCACAATCAAGGGCAGCTGCATTAACTTCTTCATTTGGATCAGGTAAGCAAATGTTTCACTTTGAATGTGGTAATCTTTCATACAGTGGTAATAACTTTGCAATGAAGTCTTTTGAATTCACACTTGATAATAAGTTAGAACGTCGTAATGTATTGGGTGATAAGAAGACACTCGAACCAGTTGTATCTGATGTTAAGGACGTTACTCTATCCGTTACTCTAGAGATGGAAGATAATCTATTGTTTGATAACTTTATCGCAGGGACACAATCTGATGCAGTGTTTACTTTGACAAATGGAACAGATATATGTGAAATAACGATTAGAAATGCTTATGTAGTTGACTATGATGATGCGATCAATACCTTTGGACCTATTGAAAGAACTATGACGTTTGTAGGTGAATCTGATGCAGTTGATGAAGCAATACAGATCAAGATAACAAATCAACAATCTTCTGCTGTTGCAAATTAATGGATAAAAAACTATTAGAGTATATCCTTAGAAAATGTGAAACTACCATCGAGATATTATCCAAAACAACACCTTTAAACTATCAGCAACTTTATCAGGTTATTTATAGCGATAGGAAATTAAAAGATTATGAACTCGAAGTATTAAGCAAATATCTAAAAAGGAAGACAGAATTAACAAATCACTATATAGATAAAAGGATCAATAAAATAAAGGACAGGAACAATGCAAATATTAAAGGAGATCGCTGAAGCATCTACATTTCAAGTAGAATGTTTCGGTGGTAAATTGCTTATTGAAGGAAGAATATTGACAGCCCCTGAAATAGAACAGATCGGTCTAGGTTCTTCTCTTTTGGCACAAGAGGTCTTGATGAATAACAAACAGCAAGGTCTTAGTAACATTGACCAAATAAGAGAAAAAGCAGATAAGGAAGGAATGGAAGGACTAGATGAAACAGAACTTCTTAGACTTCTGGACTTTGCAAAATCGATCAGACCAGAAACAATGGCAAGGATATCAGAGGACCAAGATAAGATACTCTGTAAGGTTATCAAAAGAGCCTCTCAAGATGGTGTAACTTGGGAGAATATCACACTTTGTCATGCTATGGAACAAATGAATGCAGATCAAAATGTTCTATGGGTAGGTGTATTTACAACAGAAGACCGTAACAACATTATAAATAAAGCTATGCAAGGCCAACAGGAGGCAATAGAACGGTTACAACGATTTCAAGGATGATCCTAATTATGTATTTCTTATTGATCTTGTTGCTCGTACTTATGGAAAACTTCCTAGCGAGGTTCTTAGGTTGGACTTTGATGATCTGTATATATGCGTACATTGTATTATACAAAGGTCGAAGCGGTTTAATCAGATTCTGAGGAAGCAGAGCAAAGGGAAAAATAGCATGGTCTTCCCAATTATTAATCTCTCAGATCTTGCTGATATGATATAATAGGATGCAAAGAGGTTATCATGGCTAAGAATTTAGTAGAATATGTTTTAGATATTAAGACAAAAGCAGCAGAAAAAGGTCTTGATGATATCACCAAAGAACTAGATCAACTTATCAAAGAACTCGCGAAAGTAGATAAGAAGGGAAAAAAGAGTTTCAAGAAAACAGATGAATCTGCAAAGAAAACAAATAAAACTTTTAAGAAAACACAAAAAGAAGCAAAGAAAACAGCAAAAGCCTTAACTCTAGTAGGAAGGGCTAGATCTGTTTTTGGAAAATTACAATTTGCTGTGGCAGGAGTTACCACAGCATTAACATTATCAGTAGTAGCTGCTTTTAAGGTTACTCAGAAGGTCACAGATCTAACAAATGAACTTAATGATCTAGCAGTTCGATCAGGTCTAACTGCTCAATCTATACAAGGATTAAGACAAGCTCTTTTAGCATCGGGTCAACCTGCTACAGAACTCAACGCTATTTTAAGTGGTGTTGCTACTAGATTCGCTACTTTTGCAACAGAGGGCGGAGAGGTAGAGAAGAAATTTAAGAGCATGGGAATCGCTGTTGTTGATGCAAATGGAAAACTTAGATCTAACAATGAGATCATGCTAGATGGTATTAAGAAATTACAATCTATAGAAGATGCTTCAGAAAGATCAAGGGTTGCAGTTCTTTTGTTTGGTAAGGCAGGATCAAAATTAAATCAAGCACTAGCAGCAGGAAACTTTCAGAACTTCTTAGAATTTACAGAAAAGTTTGGAATAGATACAGGGCCTGAAGCAAGTAGAGCAGCCGCAGATTTTCAAGTTGCTTTATCTTCCTTGCAAACTGCTATAAATGGATCTCTTCAGAGACTTGTTAATTATTTTGATGCTCAAAATAAAGTAACCAAAGGCATGATCAATTTTGGATCTACTGTCGTTTTTACAATATCATTGATAGAAGGATTGACAGATGCTTATCAGCATCTAGATGAGAGATTCAGATCATTTCTAGAATTCTCTATAGATCTAACAATAAATACTTTGATGGGTCCTTTATTCATCGCATTTAATTTCATAAGTAAAGCAGTTGCGTTTTTAGGTCTTGAGATAGATAATCTTTCAAATTCATTTCGTGCCTTAATTGGTCAAGCACTTGAGAAAACAATAGATCCAACAAATAGATTATCACTTGCTTTTGACAATGCACTTGCAGAAGCAAAAAAATT